TAGATCCTATTTTTACATCAGAAAGATATTTTTTCATTTTTGTTTTTTGGTAACCCAATGGATCAAGTAATTCTTTATTAATTTTTGACACATCAAAAAAAGGATTAGAATACATTGTCGAAGGTAGTCTAGTCTGTGAAGGTTCGTTCATACGCTTAATAAATTCATCATATGACCTTACAGAAGCACCAGATAACGCACTTCCAGTTGCCGTCAATGATTCCTGCAATCCCTTTGCCGCTGCTAAAGCAGTCTTGGCTCCGTATTTAGCAACAATTCCTGCCGGCAACACAACTCCGCCAATCTCAATTAAACTCTCGCCAAACTTATTATTACCAGCCGCCCTCATGGAACGCTCCATGCCGGCAACGGGATTTATCATTGACGCAATCTGCCCAGCAGAACTTACCTTACCGGGAATACCTGTCGGACCTAATAGCGAATTAGCCGCGCCAGAAAGCTTACCAATCAAGCCGCCAGTCTTGCGGCGTAACGCTTTTGTCCTATTCTGACCAGCCTCCGCAGAGAAAAAATCCAATATACTCGCCACTATACCTCTTCACGCCTATATAAACATACACAACTTCATACCAAAAATACAAATTTTAAACAACACCTTTTATATTACGCTTTAAAGGACGCGCCCACGCGCCCAACGAAGACACACCGTAACGCATAGTTGTGTTATCGGTCGCCAAACACAGACACACCGCATCAGCTCTGTCAGGCGAGGCTATCTTTCGACGTTTCATGGCATCCTTCGACTCCACCTGGATCTTGCCACTCGATGTAAAGAAATAACGCGGCGCGACTAACTCCGCAAATAACAAATCATCATTGGGGAGCTGCACATCCATCCCGGCAAGCCACGCTTTCGTTTTAAACCACAGCTCGGCACGCAAATTCAAATACGTCTGCTTGCTCGACGACGCTTCCGACACATTCAAACCACGCGCAGGCAACTCCAACTCGCGCAACCGATCCAAAACACCAGCACCAAACCCATTACTGTCAACAATAATCTCCACGGGACGACGACTTGGCGACACCAAATCATATTCCGCCTTAACCGCACCCGTAAGCTGCATCAAATCCAAACCCCTCCACACAGTCAAAGGATGTATCAACGGACCCTGCCTCCGACATAAAACAGAGCTATCGCCACCCTTACGCGCGACATCCAAACCCCAAATCGCCGTAGTAGTCTCGGCAACCTCAACTTTATTCTGCATCGCGTGGTCAACAAAACTCACCGGAATAACCGTGTCCTCCTCAGATGGCGGAAAATTACCCAATACCCTAACGTGATACGCCGGGGAATCTTCGCCATACCTAATCTTCATGTCGTTAATAAAATCATCGCTAACGCGAGGCGATTCCATGCACGAAACATGCATCGTGGTCCAAAACTCCTTCAATCTGTGATGCGTGTCATAAAAAAACCCAGTGTTACGGGTGGGGTTTCCCGTCAACACAGTCGTTGCACTGTGGCCAGACATCGAACCAGACGCAGCCTCAAACACAGACTCAGGAATACCACTCGCCTCGTCAGCCATCAATAAAACATGGTCAGAGTGTACGCCAGCTAACGCCTCCGGCTGCTCCTGCCTCGATGTCCTACACGAAATAAACGTGCTCTCGTTCTTACCCTTCAACTCAATACGATCAGACTTGATCTCCAGTAACTCACTAAAGGGCGGCTTCAAATTTTTCGCAATCGTCTTCATCTCAGCAAATAACGCGTCAAACAACTGCGCAGAAGTCGGGGCAGTAATAACAGTCTTGGACGGGCTACGCATCAAAACATGCCACACAGCAGCCATAGCAGCACCAGTCGACTTGCCAACACCGTGGCCAGACCTTACAGAAATACGCCTAGTGTCCTTATTAGCAACCGCCTCCAAAAATTCAATTTGCCACGGGTCAGGCTCAACGCCAACAACTTCGCGAGCAAACCGAACCGGGTCATTCATGTAACGCTGCATCAATTTTACAAACGGGTTCTCGCGATAATTTTTTTCATTCATGACATTCTCCTAAAAAAATTTTCAAAGGGGTGGGGGGTGGTACGTCGGTACGTGTTGGGGACCTTCACATTTACACCCCACCGAAATAAAATAAGGGGGGGGTAAAAGACAGATATATACCTAGATCGACCCGTTTGTCTCATAATACTTATTATGTTAACTAAATTATTAAGGTGATTATGTAACAATATCAATGACTTAGCCAATTTCTCCCCAATAATATGTTTATTTATAGGACACTTTGCCCAGTAATAGGTCAGCATTGTTGACCTATAATATGTAAGCAATGTTGACCTATTGCTCCCGTATGCGCGCGTCGTGTCAATCAATGTGCTTTTTCTTCATTACCATCGCTATTATCCTTAACAGATTCCAACACTTCGTGCTTAACTTCTTCAGCTACAACATCGATAACATCTGCATTATTAGCCAGCAATTCGTGAGCTTGAGCGTGCAGATCTTGCACACTTATGTTAACATTCACGTCCCTTTGACGCACGTCATACACTGGAGATAGCTTCGATGCTATCCACTTATCCGTATCAACCTGTAATCTTGCAACGTTCACAGAGCCGATATCAGCCGCCTGTGCAGTGTCTACGGCTCTGTTGGCGTAGAAATGCGCTGACGCGTGCATAGCCTCCTCGTAACGCCCTCTGCGTCCCTCATGGCTATCTAACCACTTATAGAAGGCTCGCCATCCCATCCCCATCTCTGAAATGAAAGAACGAACTGTCATTCCATTTGAGATCCTATCAAAGATTTCTTCCTCGCCAATCGTTTCCAATTGCTTAACTCGTTTTCTCATAATTGCACCCATTATTCTTCTCCTTTTGTTTTAATCATAAATTCGCCACCCAAAGCAGCGTAACCAATCTTATCTTGCCAAGAATCTTCGTGGCTAATTGTTTCTAGCAACCTGGATGTCTTAAGCCAATCCATCATTAAAACCACGTGACCCTCGTTAATGTCTCCATCAACTGAGTTTAATATAATATTCCAGCCTTGTGCAATTCGCGTGTGGTTTAACTTTGCATCGCCATAAACATTAGCCCGGTCAACATTAATCTTTTTACCAGCTTCTGTTAGTAAATCGTTACGTTTCATTGTTTCTCCCTAAAATGGTATCTCGTCTTCATTATAAACTGTCTTACCTTTTACCGTAATGTTTTTAATCTTTGCATCTGGAAAGCTTTCGATTGCTGTCTTCAGAAAATGTGCAGCGTTACTCGCTTTTATAATTCTTGCCACGTCTTCCCAATCGTAAACTATCCAGGTCGGATATTTCTCACGCAACTCTTTAGCTTGAGACATTGCAACGCAAATTATATCTCCGTCAATTTCAATGGCGTAACAATGTTTTGGCAATGGCTCGTGACCGTTCTTAATTGCGTTCCTCTCCAACACGTCCCAACCCTTAATTAATTCCAACGCAATCTTGTTAACTTTGATGACATCTTCCGCTTCGACAGCTTCCCCCAAATTCTCGTAAGCTTGGCGAAACATTCCAGCTAATTCTGGCTGCACATTTGACGGCAAAGTATCGCCCCAAATTAGCATCTTTTCTCGTGCCTTTTTATCCAGCGGTTCGAGCTGTCCCCAGATCGATGCCGGAATAGGTTTACTGTCTTCGCCAGTCGCATCAAAAGTCTTTCGATCTTTTATTTTCTGTGCTGTGTATTTTCTCTTAGCCAATGTAAAATCTCCTCATTGTTTCCTCACCTTGAATTTTCCAAAATCATCGCATTTACTCACCTCCTCACCCCCCACACCCCTATGAAGGGGTGAGGAGGTGAGGAAGCAGTGACCATTTTCCGCTAAGTGAGGAGAATCTCCTCACCCAGAAAGGAGACATATTTATCACACTATCACCCTCCTGCTTCCGACACATTTATCCATTCTCCCACAAAAATAGCTGCCACTTCTCTGCCCTGACGCTTATCCAAATACTGCTCATTTTTGAGTACATTTGTATCAATCCACTGCTTTAATATGGCTGAAATTCGGCTCTTATCTGCCCTCTTTTTTATGTCTAATTTTAGCACTTCTGCGACCGCTAAACCGACCCAATGTTTAGCCTGGGAGGACGCTCTAAATGGCTCAGTTTGGGCTGCTGTATCGACTAATTGTTGCACTTCCATAGCGTTTCTGGTGGTGATTCCGTCGAATAAATCGGGCAATTTATAAGGCGTTGCGACACCTACATATTCCCCATTTGCGATTTTGCAGCCTATCATTTTTCTGTATACGGCTTTGTTTGAGGGCGGTGCAAGGTTTGCTTTTCCGTCATCGCACCGG